TTTGAAGACGTACCATGGTGTATGTATGCCTCGCCGTTTGGTGGACAGATGAGCAACGGAACGAGAGGCCCTGGACTACAAGAGTCGCAAGGTGGAGTAGCATATGGTATGTGGGCAATCCCAAAGCTTGGTGCTCAGGTTCTCGTGTTATGTCTTGATGGAGATCCACAATATCGTGTCTATATTGGTTGCGTGTTTGAACAGTTAACACCTCATACGCTTCCTCATGGTCGTTGGATGTATGACGAACATTCAGCGTTGGCAACAGATGGTATGACAGGTAAACCGCAAGGACCATACACATCAAGAGAAGAGTTTATTGAACCGCTTAATAAAAATATCAAACAAGCGTTTGGTAACAAGAATGAACCTAACTATGAATGGAGATCCCGCGCTGCTGATTATTCGGCATCGGCAATTGATGTTGGTCAAATTGACTTTACGGTGAGTGACGTACAAGACGACCATGATATAGTTCACGATGATTGGACAACTACACAAGGATATGGTATTAATAGATCTGATCCTTCGGGTGAAACGTCTTTGACAGATAAGAATTATGATTCGACTGTATATTCATTTACGACACCAGGATTCCATTCAATGTCTATGGATGACCGTCAAGAGAATTGTCGCATGCGATTTAGAACGTCTGCCGGACATCAGATCATTTTAGATGACACTAACGAGCGTATCTATATTCAAACAGCGAAAGGAAACAATTATGTTGAGATGGACCAAAATGGCAACATTGACGTTTTCTCAACTAATAAAGTCAGCATTCGTTCAGCAAAAGATATCAACCTCACGTCAGATGAAACAATTCGTATGACTGCAAAGAAAGGTATACACATGTTTACGGAAGATGAAATCCGGATGCACGCGTTGAAGGATATCAATATGCTAACAGAGCAAAATCTCAGAGGCCATTCATTGCAAAGCACATATTGGCAAGCTGATCAGTCAATTCATTTCAAGGCAGGTCAATCATTCTACACATCAGCAGCAGAAGAGATTAACCAACGGTGTGGATCAGACATGAAACTGTCTGCTGGTGGAAGCTTCCACAACAATGCTGGTGGTAATATCATTGAGACAGCTTCACAGATTCATATGAATGGTCCAAGCGCATCAGTTGCTACAGAAGCACAACAACCAAACGAACAAAAAGCATTCTGGACAAATAGAGTTCCTGATCATGAACCATGGGCAAGAACAATGACAAGAGATGATTTTACACATGCTCCAGAGTTCTCTTATGAGAGCAAACAAGTTAATCGTTCTGAACGTGGTAGAACGATTACGCGTGGAATGTACTGGAGACGCTAATGACATGGGTAATAACTGCCTGTGCCACTTGGATAAATATCCCATATTAGGAGCTCTTAGTAATGACAAAAAGACTTTACCGCGGATTCAGCAGCTATGAATACGAAAAAACTAAAAATTTTCAGATTAGTGATCTGGATCTTGTAAAATTAGATCTGTTAAATCATATTTTTACTCGCCGCGGTGAGCGCGTAATGATGCCAACGTTTGGTACAAGAATACCTGATATGGCGTTTGAACCACTTGATGAAGTAACGATTGATATTGTGCGAAATGATCTGATGTCGGTGTTTAACTTTGATCCACGAGTTCAACTCCTTGATTTGGCAGTGATACCTAACTATGACGGTAACGCACTAACAGCAGCAGCTCGATTGTTATATGTTGAGCTAAACATGGTCGATACGCTAGACCTTAACATTGTCTTTGAAGGTGGTATATAATGAGTAGAATCGTTTCAAGAGCTGAATCATGGGAAAAGGTCTACGGCGCCTTTGAAAATATTAACTTTGCAGCGTTTGATTACAATACAATCAAACAGAGTTTGCTTGATTACATCAAACTATATTTTCCAGAATCATTCAATGATTTCATTGAAACGAGTGAATTTATAGCTATCATAGAATCGTTTGCATATATTGCTGAACAGATTGCCTATCGCTTAGATGTCAACGCGCATGAAAACTTTTTATCAACGGCGCAGCGTCGAGATTCTATTCTCCGTCTAGCCAAACTTGTTTCTTACACAGCATCACGACCACTTCCTGCTCGAGGTCTCGTAAAAATAACATCTATTAGCACTACAGAAAACGTTATTGATGCAAACGGTAATGATCTAGCTGGTGTAACAGTTCGCTGGAACGACAATTCAAATTCTAATTGGAAAGATCAATTTATCTTGTTGATGAATCGTATCCTTGACCAGGACTTTGGAACTGTTGGTCCAAATGACCGTTTCCAAATTCAAGATGTCCTATTTGAAATATATGGTGTTGGTTTATCCCCCCTTTCCACCGGCGTATTTCGTTATACAGCTTCTACAGGCAACACGTCAGCACCAATGGAACTTGTGCCCGTAGAATACAATGAAACGGGTGGCATCATTGAACGTCGTCCAACAAACAATAGTAATTTTACATGGCTATATGCTTCTGATGGTCTTGGTGATGGTTCAGAAACTACTGGCTTCTTGTGCTTAACGAAGCAAGGTACTCTTCAACGATTTAGAACAAGCTTTGATGGTGTAACATCTCATCAGTTTTATGATGTCCCATCTACCAACGTTAATGACACGGACATTTGGCTTAATAATGTTGACCCTCAGTCTGGCGCAACGTTAGATATTCCTAACCCTCTCTCCTTTAGACCATCTTGGTATGGTAAATCGGGTGAATGGATCCCTGTTGACCTCGCATTTTCACAGAACATTATCTTTAACACCAATCCTAATCGAAACAAGTATGAAATTGAAACTCGTGATGAGTCACGCGTACGTTTAATTTTTGGTGATGGAGAATTTGCTGATATTCCTTCTGGTACATTCGATGTGTGGGTTCGAACATCTGTTGATGACGACATTGTAATTTCACAATCAGCTGTTGTAGATATTCCACAATCTTTTACGTACGTAGATAGCTTTGGAAGAACACAAACGTTTACGTTTACAATATCTTTGATCAGTTCGTTACAGAATGCTTCTGCAGCAGAAACGAATGAACATATCCGTACGATTGCTCCTGCTGTATACTACACGCAAGATCGAATGGTTAATGGCCAAGATTATAATACATTCATGTTACAAGACTCATCAATTCTTAAACTACGTTCTGTCAACAGAACGTTTGCTGGCGACTCAAAGTACATTCCTTGGCACGATGGTAGTGAGTCATATGAAAATGTTAAGATGTATGGAGATGACGGAGTGCTTTATTTTGAAGAGAAGCCTGTTGAACAAGTTACTCCATCAATCACAATTGATGCTTTGATCACAAATTACATTGAACCTCTATTAAGTTCTACCGACATATTGGTGCAACTGAATGCAGCTGGCGTCCCTTATAATGAAATGCGTTCGGCTTTAACTACGATCGAAAAGAATGAAATCGCCTCTGCATTAACACCACCACCATCGCCAACAGAAGCGGTGATGTATTTCAATGTCGTTGACTATAAGTGGTATACACTCAAAGCATCTGATGATCCATCAACAGAGCTGACTAACTGGCCAGCAGATTACATCACAACTCCACTAATAACCGTTGAACAAAATGGCGTACTATCAACATCGTATACTGTTACGCGTCAGGCAAAACGAATTGTGTTTGAAAGTCAAACCACTAAGTTTTGGAATAGCAATAGTGCAGATGATGTTATTGATTATGATTCACTGACATCAAATCCTGATACAATTACCATCCTAAAAGCAAACGTCAACGCTGCGCGCGGTGGTGTTCTAGAACAAAACTGGTTGTTTGATGTAGTTGGCCAAGAAATTGTAGATTCAGGAACAGAGATGGGATTGGTTGATATTCACCGGCTCTCCGTTCTTCCACAAGATGCAGATAACGATGGTACTCCAGATAACTTAGATCCTAATGACGTTGATGCAACAAACGGGATTGCTGATATTATCAACTACAAGACAGAGTATGATTTTGACGATTTGGGAGCTGGTGTTATTACGTTCCCTATCTACTTTGTCAATGGTAGGGGTGATGTATCAGTAACAGGAGGCACATTTACAGAAACGGGGTCTCCTGGTGATATCGTAAATGAAATTAACATTACGGGTGGATCTGGTATTTTGACAATCGTTGTTAATGATTATGTATATTTTACACGTGAAACCGACACAGATGTTTGGTATCCAACAGACACAACATATGAAACGATTGCCTCGTTTCTTGATAGTGAAATCAATGATGATGGGTTGTGGAAGCGCCACAATGGACGTGAAGCTCTAAACTTTGCATGGTTTCATTATACTTCACGTTATTCTTTGGTCGATCCTGCTCCAACAAATATTATTGATACGTTTATCATAACAAAGGGCCAATACACAGAACTTAAGCGTTGGTTGGAAGACCCACTTGCACCAACACCGTCCGTTCCTACACCGTTACAACTAAGAACAGCATATAGCTATATGCTTGATAATAAAATGATTTCTGATGCTGTAATATTACACCCGGGCCGATTTAAGTTATTGTTCGGTCCTAAAGCATCGTCTGAACTTCAGGTAAAATTTAAGATTATACGTACACAGAATGGAATATTGACCGACAATCAAGTTAAAACAACGGTTGTTGCTACGATTCGCAATTTCTTTGACGTTACCTTGTGGGAATTTGGAGAAACGTTCTTCTTTACGGAGTTAGCATCTGCAATACACGCTTCATTACCAACGGAAATTAGCTCCGTTGTATTAGTGCCACAATACACAACTAATCAGTTTGGCGATATGTTCCAAATCGCTGCAAGAGAAGATGAGGTGTTTTACCCTGATGTTTCTGTCGATCAAGTTGAAATAGTTACAGGTTACACTGCTACAAACCTTCGTTTAAATAGTTAAATAGAGGGAATTTTCCGCGTGGCCCCTCTTTATAAATATTGAGTACGTTTATAAAGAGGGAGCTTGGTAGTGTCCAGCAAATCTGATAATAATAACAAACCGCGCTCAAACATTTTTGAGCTTCTACCAGAAGTCTATCGTTCTGATCTGAACGATTCCATTTTTGAAAATTCGTTCAATCGTCACTTGACGAAGGATGATTTTTCACGTGTGTCAGGTTTCATTGGTCCAAAAAACCCAACTGCATTGACTGACCGTCAAATTAAAGAGCCGACTCCTCATCGTCAAGCATATCAGCTACAACCTACGATGTACACAAAGGTTGGAACAGTGGATCACGTATTAACGCAATCACAGTTCCTCAATGAGTTGGAATTAATGGGCGTCGATAAATCTAAGCTACAATCGTGGGGCAGCACAAGAGTGTTCAACTGGGCACCGCCTGTCAACATTGACATGTTGGTTAATTACTTTGATTACTACTGGCCAGTGTCGTCGTCAACTGATATTCCTCAATATTTTACGATTGAAAATCGTTGCAATAAAGCAAGAAGTAAATCAGCCGCGTATGAAAATCTGATCAACAAGAATGGTACAGAACATGCGATTGTAGCAATCAACCCAAAAACAAATACGATAACCATCGACGTTGATTTATCTTTTATGTTTGTTGCAGGGTTCGTGTTCTATACAACAAACACAACCGATCCAAACATAAAAGATACTTTCTGGACAACAGAGAGTTCTTCCTATGATACTAGCACGGGACTATTGACAATTACCACAGAACAAAATCTTGCAATAGTTAGTGATGTAGCACCAGTAACGACAATTGTTGGTCGTTGGTGGTATGACGCTGACGCTGATATCTTAAGTGTGTGGTCAGGCTCTGCGTGGAATCCGATATCATCCGCTGCAGTTATTGCCGATGTTTCACTGTCTCAATTGCTTTCCGTTTATCAGCGCGATGCAAATTGTGCATGTGATGAAGACTTTGGTTGGGATATGGCACCGTGGGATGATAACCAAGATCCGGGTGCAGTATTGTGGAACACAGCACTTATGGCTGCAATTTCTCATGACACAGAAGCTGATTGGATCGTTGAGAATGGTGCACCAACTCTTTTGGATTTGTGGTATGACACGACAGCAGATAGTTTAAAACAGTATAATGGTACCGTGTGGGTATCTGTTGTTAATAGCTTTTCAACAATTCTCGTATTCACAGAAGGTCGTTCACGTTGGGATGAAACACTTGAGTGTATAGCTCAAGAGATGAATCAATGGTCTTCACAAAACAAATGGCAGCACAAGTCACAAGTGTCATCGTTTGGTGGAGTAAAGCGCGCACAAATTCCTATTCTCGAATACAATTCAACGATAGAGCTTGGGGAATGGTCAAAGACCATTTTCTCGTGGAAGTATCGTAATGATCCAAACGTCGCGTTTGCGTCTGTTGATACGTCTCCTCATAGGATTGAATTAGAACCCATAAAGAACTATGGAGCGGTGTTTGACGGTGTATGGTA